AGTCTCTGTAAAGTCAAATCCTCTATTGATTAGTTGTATTTCTCTTAAGGATCCACTAATTGCAAGGAATCCTGTTGCACCAGTTCCAACTGGATCAGTTATAGTTAACTCTGGGGGATTGATTATATCAAATCCATTTCCAGGAGAATCAATTTCAATTTTTTCTACCTTTCCAGTGTGTACTATATCTCTTGATTTATAATTTAGGACTTCAACGCCGTTGATTAAAATTCCAGTGGCTCCTGGTACAGTTTCAATCTTAACATCATTATCAATTGGTGCAGAAACTTCTCTATAAAGTTTTTGAGAATCTATATCTTTACCTCTTGTCTCCAATAATTCTATAGTATTAGAGGCAACTGTAGTTGATGATATATTTACAAAATTAGATGTATATAAATTGGCTGGAGATTTTGCCAACTTTAAGTTGTTATTATCTACTCTAAAAACGTAGTATACTCCCTCTCCACCAGTGTCTCCACCAAATAAAGAAGATTGAATAGAAGTATCAATTACGTCTTCTCCATCAACCTCAACAGTTGTTTGAGTTCTTTGAGGAGTATAATATACAGATTCTCCACTGTAAAATCCGTGGTCATTTATGGTCAAAGTTTCTCCAGAGAATGTACCACTGAAGGTCTTCAATAATTTTGATACAGAAATAGGTACATCTTTATAAGAGGGTAAAGAGTTTGATGCAACTAAAAGAGAATTCCCATATTGTTTTTTGTAAATGTTTTGAACATTTGAGTGGAATTTAGTAATTGCTGGAACAGTTGCAGACTTTACTTTCCTCAATTGTTTTAGTAAAGTATAAGACCCCGAAACATTGATGTTTCCTGTAGTTTTAATTACTATAACTTTATCTGTAATAATATCAAGAACTTCTGCATTAAAGGATTGTATTCCAGTTAAAGTCTCTATCTCTACAGAATCCCCAAGACTTAAGTAATTTTCTTTGTTTAAAGTTAACTTGTAAGTTCTTGGTGAGACATTACTGATAAGTTCAATTTTGCTAATTGAATATTTGGCTGGATTGTTGTACAACCAGTTTTTAAATTTAAACGTGGTATCTTCAATACCAAGGGTCTTTACATCAAATTTATCTTCTGCTTTATAATCAAAAATGCCATCTTGCTTTGAAAATCCAGACAAGACAGGGGTAAGACGAACTTCAATAGGATCTACAACTTCAGAGGGTTTAACTGTGGCAAAATTCTCTGTACTTAACGTATCACCATCAACTAAAGTGTCTGTAATATTGCTACAACCTAAAAATTGTGTTATTGTTTTAGACGTATAAGAAACAATACCCGTCGTATTTGTAATTGCATTTGGATATTCTACATAGATTTCTCCAGAGTTTGGAAATCCAATTGTAGAGTCTACATCAATAGTAGTAGAACCAGAAGAAACATTTCCAATGATGTGAGTTTTTGGAGCTACCTTAAATGTTCCTATGGTTGATCCTTGAGCTCTAGAGTCTCTATTATATCCATCATCAAATGAGAGTTTATAGAAAGTTTTTCCAGTTCCTGCATTTACTCTTTCAACATCATATATTGAAGTGTAAGTTTCATCATTATCACCTTGGAATATAGTTCTACTTTCTAAATCAGAGGGATTACCATTAATTGATTCAACTAAAAAATTAGAAGTTACTAAATTTCTAGCATTTGAAGGTGTAAAGAGATAATCTCTAGGTTTTGTTACTTCAACATTAACTCCATAGAGAGCTTTGAATAAAATTTTATATGATTCGTCTGTTCCTTTACTTGTATAGAAATCTTTTGCTTGCTTTATGAAAACATTCTGATTTACATCTGATGCTAAAGGTCTATCAGATAAACCAGGCAAAAACTGAATTTTAGTTTTGTTTAAAAATTCTTTTAAGAAGAGGCAACTTAAATTTTCAATAGTTGCACCATCTTTGTGTTCAGCAGATGATGTAGAATTAAAGACAAGTTCCCCAGGAACGGAATCTGACTTATATGATGTTACTCCAACAAACCCTCTGATACATCCAGTGAAGGAGGATGCGGTTTTTCCAGTATAAGTTATTACTTCATCGCCTATTTTCAGAAGACCATAGGATTCTGGAAAATGATTTGTTCCGTCTGGAGATTCTGAAAGATCTACATTTATCGTTGTTGCAAATTCATCAATATCACCATTCAGAGTTATAAAATGATTTAATGTGGTCTGTTCATCAACCTTTGTGTATTGATCAATATTTTGAATTAGATCAATAGGACCACTTTTATACTCTTGACCAATATAATACTGTTTTAAAAATTCGGAGATAAGAGGGAACTCATTCTCAACATAAGTTGGGAGCTGGTTCTTGACGATGCTGCTGAATTTGATTCTTGTTTCTGCCATTTTTTCTATATCTCTAAATTAGTAACCGCTGCCTGAACCAGAAGGAGTTGATGAACCACCAGAAGATCCTGAAGATCCTGAAGTTGCACCAACAAAAGAACTATTAGTAGAAGTCGTTGTAGATACCGTGGTATTTGCTACAGTAGTTGCAACACTATCGGGGGCACCAACACGAACTAAATTGCCTTCTGCATATGAAGAAGAAACAATATAATTTGATGCTGATGGATCTAGTCCTGATGCGATTTCGTCTGATACCATTTCAAACGTACTATTACTAGTATCTAGTTGCAAATAAAGGTCCTGTAATCCGACAACATCATTTGATAGTGGTGTTGCTTGAATTTCTATAACTTGTTGACCATCGTCCTTTTCTATTCCTGCAAGAACATTGATTGCATTGATGGTTATAATACCATTTACATAATCAATAGATCCTACATTAGAACGTACAATGGTTGGATTTTGAGATCCTACATTAGGAACGGTAAAGAAAAATAGAGATCCTGTTTGTCTATTTGAACTTGGTATATCACCAATGTAAACAGTTTCAGGAATTCCAAAAACTCTAAATCCACTAGACTTTATGTTATATCCATTAGTATTTGCAATATGGAATTGATTACCAAATCCAATTTGATATTCTGCAATAGTATCAGGTACGATTCTCAAATCTCTTCTCATCTTTACAACAGTAATGTTTGACGTTACTGCTTCATGACTATCATCAATTACTTTCAAGAACTTACTATATTTGAATCTAGCACCATACTTATTTAATTCAGTAGAATCAGCATACTTAGCAGCATTATTAGAAACTACTGATGAAACATCTGCTGCTGATGGTGCTAAGTTTGTGTTATAATAAACTCTTGAACTTACTTCAAGGAAAAGATATTTAAGATCTAAGATTTCAGGTACAACACCTGCTACTGCATACTTCTTTAATTTTAATTTGATATTATCTTTGATCAAATTTGGAAGAAAGTCGCCAAATCTAGGTTTAATACTGATAAAGACTTTTCCATATTGTGGAGGAACTAATTCTTCTCCACCAAACACAGAAATGGACTCCGTATCTGGATATATCTTTGCAGGAATCAATGTTTCATAATCATCTGCAGTTACTGCACGATTTTGGGTTGAATAAATCTTTGGTGCATACTTTCTAACAGACTCAACCTCTTCAATAGAGGTTCCACCTCTAGAAGTGTACTCTGGAGTTAAGAGTGATATGCCACTTGTGACTGTATATTCATTTCCATCTCTTACATAAGTCAATCTGCCGTTAAATGCAAATTGGGAGAATCCATTTCCAGAATCTCCATTAGTTACTAAGTAAGTGGTCGTAATATAGTTTTGATCATCAAGTTTTTTACCAAAAACTCCATCTCCGAAGAATATTTCATATCTTTCATCTGCTACTTCTTGTAAGAAGAAGATTTTTGAGTCTGAACCAACATAGAATAAGTTATCCTGCAATGCATACTTCACTGTTGCCGTTGAAGATACATTATTTTTAACACCAACTCTAATTAAATCGGTGTCAATCCCTACATTTGGTAAAACAAACTTCTGTTGAGGATTTCTGGCACTATAAGTGAAGTTCTTCTCTACAACAGTTCCTTCATAGATGGGAATTTCATTAAAAGCAGCAATCCCATTGACCACAGGAACGGTTATATCGTCCAAAACACAGAAGGACCCACTACTACCACCGAAGGTGCCTTTAGACGCCGCTACAGTGCCTTTACGGAGGGTTATAGACGCTGGTTTAGGTGTTATGTTAGTTGTGTCAACAATAAATGATACTGCAGATGTTGCTGCCTTTCTTGATCTAGGGGTATATCCAATATTTCTTGCTAATGCAACTACATTTTCTCTTAAAGTTGCCGTATCAATGAAAACTTCGTTTGCTACCATGTTAGCATTATACGAAGTAATATACGTATTGTATGCTAATACATCTAAAATGGTTGACAAGTTAGAACCTTCAAAGTCATAGTCCGTAAAATTGGAATTTGACTTTAAATATTCTTTGAGAGTAGTTTTAACGTCCTCAAAGTCTAAATTTGTAAAATTTACTAGTGACATTTTACCTTGTTGGTTGCAATACGAATTCTAATTGTTGTGTTGGAATATCAGCTCCTATAATGTCATATGTAATGACAACTTCAAATGCATTACCATCAATATCTGCAAATGCTTCTACAGATTGCAATCTAACTCTAGGTTCATACCTATTAATAGATTCTTCAATTTGCTTTTGAATTTCAATCGCAGTTAAATCATCCGCATTTTCAAAAAGTGATTCAGTAATACGAGATCCGAATCTTGGATTGAAAAATTTCTCTCCAGGATTCGTAAATACGATATTTTTTACTGATCTTGCGATTGCATTTTCATTTTTCATTGCAATCAGATCACTTGTCAGAGGATTAGTCTGAAAAGACATGCTAATATCTTTAAATCCTTGACTTATCCTTTCTAAGGGCACAACAATACGGCAATTATGTATTATTTATCAAGGATTTTCTCAATTCTTTATTCGTAAAGTGGTTCAGGATCACTCTCACTAGTGAAAATCTCACCTTCTTGATGAAGTTTTCTCTTTTTTGGTGTTAAATCATCATTTGAAATCTCACGAAGCATCTTTTGATGCTGATGATTCGCCAAATTATCCAAAAAATCGTGTTCGTTACTCATATTTTTCCTTTTTTGCTATTTATTGAGGGTCTAAATGTCTTCCTTCTTGTGATTTATACATATCTTCTGGTTTTTCTTCTTCATTTTTGCGTTCTTTTGCTGTTTTCCAGAAATATTCGTCCTCACGACCCATTCCAAGACGTTCAAAACCATTTTCAACACTATAATACTCAGTTGAAACC